ATCCTTATTACAAATAGGTGCAAATCCTGTAGTGGCACCATTCCTTAAAGTAGATGAAATTGTTAAAGAGATTGTTCGTAATATGGATCTTGATGGCGAAAAGTTTGTTAATGATCCTACGACAGCTATTTTATTTGCACAGTCTATGGGTCAGACTATGCCAAATACAGTTAATAATATTCAACAAGCACCTCAAGGAGACGCTGGTCAAGCTCCACCCTCACCAGATATAAGTGGTGGTACTGGTGCAAATATTAATGGTGGTCAAGTACCTCCTATGCCTCAGGTTTAGTAATGTTTATATCTAATGATATAGCTATTAAGTTAAATTATTTTAGAACTACTGATGGCATAAAAGCTATAGAAGTTCTATCTCAAATACTTATGGAAGAATATCAAAGACAGTGTACTTTAACTGAAGGTAATGAATTATATCGTTGTCAAGGCAAGGCTCAGTTAGCCTTATGGTTAAAAGATTTACCTAAAGGGTTAGCTAATGCCGCTAATGTCGCCATCAACTAATAATAATAGTCAATTTGCTAATGCTGCTCAGGGATATGTAACTAACGTACCTATCCAATATGTATCTAATCAATACTTACAACAGCAGCAACAAAATGCTCCACAACAAAGTTTTCAGGCTACTGATAATAGTGGAAACTTTATGTCTCCTAATAATATTGCTAGCAATGCAGGTAAATTTTTTAAGGATCCTTCTGGCAATATAAATAAACTAACTAGCTTTGGAAATAAAGTAGATGCTTTTGGTTCTAAATACTTAGGCTTTAACAGTGGTAGCTCTCCATTCTCCACTTTAGCTTCAGACTTCGGTACTACAAGTGGTGCTGAAAATTTGGGTATGACTGGAATTAACTCAGCCAGTAATGCTGGCAGCTTTTTACCTGCTAATTTCTCCTCTTCCATGCAGCTAGGTTCTTCTAGTGGTAACATTGCTGGACAAGCAGTATCTTCTGGTGCTAATGCTGGAGGATTCTTAGGTAGTAGCTCAACTTTTTCTGAGGCTCTAGGTTCTGCTGGTATAGGAGCAACCATAGGTAACTTCATGTCAAAATTAACTGGTGGCAATACTACTGGTTCTACCATTGGTGGTGGATTGGGTGGTGCTTTAGGCGGCATGTATTTGGGAGCAGAACTTGGTTCTGTAGTTCCTGGTATTGGTACTGCAATTGGAGCTGTAGCTGGTTCTCTATTAGGTGGTATGTTTGGTGGTGGTAAGCCTCATCCAGCAAGTATGGGTATGAGTTTTAATCTTCAGCCCGATGGTACTATTAAAGATTTAGGTGTAGGTTCTAAACATCTTAGCGACGATACTGCTAGAACTATGTCAGATGATTTTTCTAATTATCTTAAAGCTATGGGTGAAAACTATGGAGTTAATTATAAAGGAATTACTGCTGTTCGTGTAGGTACTGATACCGGATATTATGGTTCTCCAGGTACTATTGTACTTTCTACTGATCCTAATTTTTCCAGTGATCGTGGGTTACAAGGTATTAAACAAAGTAATGACACAACTAAAGTAATTAATTTTGACCCAGCAGACCAAAAATCAATTCAATCAGCATATAATGATGCGTTTAAATACGCTGCAAGTGTATCTGGAGCTGATGTAAATAGCTTACAGGCTAAGAATAGTCAGCTAGCAGAACAAAATGGAGCACCTAATATAACTATACCAGATAAAAAAAGTTCTTTCGCTGATTATATGCAAGTATATAAAGGTCAATAATGCTAGCTCCAACTCAACAAACTACTGTACAAGAAGCTCCTATGGCTCCAGCAGGTAATTCTGCTCCCACTAAAGGTATGTCGCCTGTACTGCAAGAATTAACAAATACACAAGCACAATCTGCACCTCAAGGTGTTCCTACTGATGTATTAGCTGATCCTACTACAGGTGCTCCACCTACCGAAGAAGAAATTGCTAATTATTTCAATAAATTACCAGAACAAGATAAAGGGTACTTAGCTGCCCATCTCACCCCAGAATTTGTACGTGCTATTGGAATCGTTAGTGGTCCTGATGTAGCTAAGTACTTAGACCAATTTGCTGATAAAGAAAAGGTACTTGTGCCTGTTCCTAGGCAAATAGCAGAAAAATTCTTGCAAGAGCAAGCACAATCTGCACCTCAAGGCGTTCCTCAACCTCCTCAAGGCGCTCCGGTAGCTATGGCACCATCACCGATACCTATAGCTCCATCGCAAGCTCCACAAGGAATGATGACACCTAGTTAACTACGGCCACTCCCCGTAAGGGGACCCCGATTGTAATATAAAACGTAAATTATATTATACTCAAAGGCTACTTGTGAAAACAACCCCTATTGGAGTATACAATGTTATCAGTACAAACTAAGGAAACTTCTCCTGCACTAGCGGCACTCTTAAAAGCCAAAGGTCAAAGAGCTGCATCATTTACAGCAGTTGTAGAACAACCTAATGTAATTGTTGAAAAATCTATTACAGAGGTACCGGCTACTCTCAACACAGCACCTGAGTCTACAGTAGAACCTGTAGTTCCAGCTACGCCAATTGAAACCCCAGCACCTAACCCAAGGTATTCTGAAGAGAATTACCTAAATCTTAAGGCCCATCATGATAAATCTTTATTTGAGCGGGACCAAAAGATTTCAAAACTAGAAGATGCCTTATCTCAGGCTACTGCCCCTAAGATTGAATTTCCAAAAAATATAGAAGAATTGGAAGCATTCAAAAAAACTAATCCCGATGAATTTGCTATGATTCGTGCAATTGCACTTAGCGCAGCAGACGAACTTGATGGTGAAGTTAATAAAAGATTAGAGGTAGTTAATAAAGCTCAATTAGAAATTCGAGAAAAGGAAGCTTTTAACGAACTTTTAACTGTACACCCAGATGCTAAAACTATTCGGGAATCAGTGGAGTTTGCAAAATGGTTTAATGAACAACCTACTGCTATTCGTGATACTCTTGCTAATAGTACGGATGTAAAAGCTGTCATTAAATTATTGACTCTGTATAAGATAGAAGCCCTTGGCTATAATCCTAAAGAGACTAAAAAAGCTGCTCAACAAGAACGTATTGATGCTTCATTAGGTGTTAATATTCACGGCGCTACCGAAATTCAGCCAGCAAAGAAAATATGGGCTCTTTCGGAGATTAGTGCTATTTCTAGTAACTTCCGTTTATGGGAGAAACATAGAGAGGAAATTGACCTTGCCCGTAGAGAAGGACGTGTAGATAATACTAAATAACTTAACAATTAAAGGATTTTAAAATGACTTTTCAAGCCGCTTCTGGCTATGGTAACTTGCCTACGGGTGCTGCCGTACCAACAATTTATGATAATAAGGTTCTTCGTAGCCTTAAAATTACGTCGATTGTAGATGAAATTACGAACGATAACTACACTGGCATGATTAAAGATAGAGGTGATACTGTTAAAATAATTAAACAGCCTATCGTCACTGTTCGTCCTTATGCTCGTGGTGTACAACTTGAAACCCAAGATATCTACGATGAAGACTTGAGCCTCCTTATTGACCAAGGTAACTATTATCGCTTTGCTTTGGAAGATATCGAACAAATACAATCGCATATCGACTGGGAAAATACTACCACGGATGCTGCTGGTTACGCACTGCATAACCAATATGATTCAGAAGTTCTTACCTATATATCGAATCAAGTATCTTCTGTAACTACCCTTGGTTCTAGCGGTACGCCTGTAACCGTGGGTTACGGCACTGGTAACAACTACACCCCTTATAACGTTCTGAACCGTCTTGCTCGTCTTCTGGATGAACAAAACATTCCGGATGAAGGTCGTTATGTTGTTGCTGCCCCTGCATTCTGGGAACTGATTGCGGATGAAGATAGCAAACTGGTAGAAGCTAATGTTATGGGTGATTCTGAGTCAATGATTCGCCAACGTAAGCTGGCAACTAGCAAAATGCTTGCTGGTTTCACTTGCTTTAAAAGTAACAACACGCCATCGTTCTCGACTTCTGTGCCAATTGTTCTGGCAGGTCATGTAGACTCGGTTGCTACTGCATCGCAAGTCTTGAAATCGCGTGTTCTTGAGAATCAAAACGCATTTGGTAAAGTATATGATGGTGTGCATGTATACGGTCGTAAGGCCCTTCGCACTAACGGTCTTGCCAAAGCGTTCGTATCTCTTGGTAACGTATAATTTATAAACTAGGAGAAAAATACAATGACTAACATTTCGACTCTCAAAAAAGGTGGTTCAACTGCTGTAAGTAATGGTAATGGCTTTTCGCCAGTTATCGTTCATCACGAAATTGACATCGCCGTTGCTGTTGCTGCTGGCCTATTAACTACGGAGTATGTAGTAGTTGCTTCCTTACCTGCTAACACAGCATTCCGTATGCTTCAAATTGAATGCGTAGACACTATTGTTCTAGGTTCTGGCGCACGTATTGACGTAGGTGATTCTACTACTGCAACTCAATTTGTAAGTAATGCTTCGACACTGACTACTGGTACGGATTTAACTCTTGCTAGCCAAATTGGTGCTACGGAAGTTTATACTTCTGCTAGTGAAATTCGTATGAAAGTAACTGGTGGTTCGCTGGCTTCTACTACGGGTAAAATCCGTTTTGTATGGCAGCAAGCTGATACTTCGCGTATAGCTCGTATGACTGTACAGAGCTAATCTACTGGGAGAGGGTATAATAACCCTCTCCTTTCTCTTTTTTGGTATATTATGGTTTATAATTATTTAGATCTAGTTAATAGACTTTGCTATAAATTCAATGAAGTTCCATTGGATTCAAGCACATTTGCCACAGCAGATGGTATCTATAATGAATTTAAATCAGCAATTAATGCTGGTATAGCGGATATATGTAAAAAGAAGAACAATGAATGGCCATTTAATTGGCAAGAATTACAATTTCAAACTACTGCTGGTACAAGTCTTTATATTAAAGCTGCTAATGCTCTTAATGTAGACTGGGATTCATTTCAAATTGTAAAACAACCGATATCTGTAACAAGCATAACTCAATCTGCTGGAGTAGCTATAGCTACAACATCTACTAATCATAATTTACTTTCTAATGATTTAGTGTATATTTCAGGGGCTGATCAAAGTAACTATGTTGATTTATTTTATATTACAGTAATTTCACCTACTACATTTACTTTTTCTGTAGATAGTAATACTATAACTCCGGCAACTGGCACAATAGTAGTATATCCTCCATATAATAATACATACTTAAAAGGTATTTCTTTTGACGCGTATAGACAAGAGGGATATCAGACACGTGATAATAACGCGTATAAAACTGACCAATATGGAATGCCTTATTTTTCAGTACGTAAAACTGATAATAACATTATTATTAGCCCTAAGCCTGATAGAGTATATACAATACAGTATGAATCTTTTATTATGCCATCAGATTTAGTTTTGTATAGTGATGTACCAATTATTCCTGTTACACACAAAGAAGTAATTATTGAAGCAGCGCTATACGCTATTTATATGTTTAGAGATAACGTAGAAGAAGCTGGAACATCCCAGAGTGTATATGATAAGAGTATTGAGACTATGGCTCGTATTCTTATTCCTCAATCTGATACTATGAGAATTGTTAATTAATGGTTGATAGATGGACATCAAAACCTATTAGCTGTCAGGGTGGGCTTATTTTAGACACAGATAGTCTACTACAAGGCACAAATTTTCCTGGCACAGCACGTATTCTTCAAAATATGGAGCCTGATGTAGCTGGTGGATATCGTCGTATAGATGGATATACTAAATACGATTCTACAGAAGTTCCAGGTACTTCTGGCAATCCTATATTAGGTGTTAAAGTAGGTTTTGGCGCAATTGGTGGAGTATTTGCTTGCCGTAAAAATAATAGCACAAATGATAATGCTATCTATATGTCTAACGGCTCTGGTTGGTCAACTAAATTAAATTCTAGTACACGTCCAGGGTCAGTAAATAAAGCTAGATTTACTACTTACTCTATTACTACACCTGTTATTGTACAAACTGATGGAGTAAATCCTGCATGGAAATGGAATGGAACTACAGAAACTATCATTAACGGTACTGGAGCTCCATCAAATCCTAAATATGCTATTCTATTTGGTACAAGCCTAATTTTATCTGGTTATGGTACCGGTTCTCTTATATCTATATCTGTACCTAATTCTGACACCAATTTTGATGGCACCTTAGGTGCTGTTGAGATTAATGTGGGCGATATTGTAATGGGTTTTGGTATATTTAGAGAGACTCTTATTATATTCTGCCAAAGAAGTATAAAAAAATTAAGTGGAACTAGTAAAGCTAACTTTGTTATACAGGATGTTACTAATAGAGTAGGTTGTATATCTTCTGATACAATACAAGAAGTTGGAGGGGATTTAATCTATGGTTCCACTGATGGATTGCGCTCTTACGCCGGTACAGAACGATTAAATGATATTGAATTATCATTAGTTTCAAAATCTATACAACCAGTTATTAAAGATATTTTACAATCTTCATTTACTGAATATCAATACTCTACTTGTTGTGTGCGCCGCAAAAGTCAGTTTAGATTATTTGTAAATAACCCAAATTTACCAGAAGCAGATTGCCTAGGTGTTATAGGCAAATTACAAGATACTCCAATTACTCCTCATGGCCAGTATGAATGGGCATTAATGAAAGGTATTAAACCTTATTGTGCTGATAGCGCATTTTATAATAATAATGAACTTTGTGTTATTGGAGCATATAATTCTGGTTATGTATATACACTAGAATCCGGTAATACTTTTGATGGGCGTAGTATTGAAGCTATATATAAAACTCCTGATTTAACTTTTGATGATGCTACTTTGCGTAAGGTATTTCAAAAACTTGATATATTTTCACAAATAGAAGGTCAGTTAAAAGTTGTTACAGTGCAATTAATTTTAGATAGACAAATACCTATAATACAACCACTTCCACAACCTCTACCAAATCAACAAGCAGCAGCTCAATATGGAGCTATATCTGCGGTATATGATACAAGTAAATATGGGGTATTTGTGTACCCATTAATTAAAAAAAATTTAATAGGTTCAGGATTCTTTGGGGCTTTTCAATTTGTTTGCACTGATGATTCAGGCCCATTTAGAATAGACTCATTTCAAGTACAATTCAGCGTAAAAGGTCGTAGATAATGGCTCTAGGCTATACAAGACAATCTGCTGGTTCTATCGTTACTGGTGGTACCATTCAAGCATCTCATTTTAATAATGAGTATAACGCAATTCAGTCTTTTGCTGATTCTGCAACGGGGCATAGTCATGATGGTACAACTGGTGGCGGAGCTAAAATTCCTACTGCTGGTATTGTAGGTTTTACTAGCACTACTGCTGGGATTGTAGCTGCTACAGGTTCAAACACTTGGGCTAATAGGACTATTACTGGTACTGCGGGTAAAATCACCGTAACTAATGGTTCTGGCGCTGCTGCTGATCCTACTATTACTATTGATTCAACTTATGTTGGGCAAAACACCATTACAACTGTAGGTACGGTAACTACTGGCACTTGGTCAGGGTCATTTGGTGCTGTATCTGGTGCTAACTTAACTAATTTAACTGCTGCCAATATATCCGCTGGTACTGCTGGTATTAACATTACTGGTAATGCTGCCACAGCTACTAAATTATTGACAGCACGATCTATTAATGGCACATCATTTGATGGTACATCAGATATTACTATTACTGCTGCTGCTGGTACTTTAACTGGAACTATATTAAATAGTACTGTTGTCACATCTTCCCTAACAACTGTAGGAACTATAGGTACTGGTGTATGGAATGCTACTGCTATTGGAGCTACTGTAGGAGGTACAGGTCAGACATCTTATGCTGTAGGTGATATATTATACGCAAGCACTACGACTGCTTTATCTAAATTAGCTGACGTTGCTACAGGTAACGCTCTGATTAGTGGTGGTGCCGGTGTAGCTCCTTCTTATGGTAAAATTGGGTTAACTACTCACATATCAGGTGTTCTTCCTCCAGCTAACGGTGGTACTGGTGTAGCTAACTCCAATACAATTACTTTAGCGGGTGATGTAACTCATACAGGTGCGTTTTCACGTACATTTAATGCAACTGGTACTACGTCTATAACATTACCTACCACTGGTACTTTAGCTACTTTAAGCGGAACAGAGACCTTTACTAATAAAACTATTGATGCCACAGCTAATACTTTACTAAATCTCCCTAATGTAAACATCAATCGCCAGATATTCACATCAAGTGGGACATTCACATACCCAACAGGGACAAAATCGACATCTGTCTTTAAATTCACAATCACGGGTGGTGGTGGCGCTGGTGGTGGTTCGGGCGGTGGCTATGATGGTGGTTCGGGCGGTGGTGCAGCTGGAACTTCTTGGTACTATGAAACTGGACGCGCAGCAGGACAAACGTCAGCGATAACAATCGGTGCGGGTGGCTCTCCAGGTGCCGCAGGCGCCGCAGGTAACGCTGGAGGCACAAGTAGCGTTGTTTTTTTAGCAGGGACTGTATCCGCAACAGGTGGTGGTGGTGGTCCAGCGGGGAAAAATAATATTGGTGGTACTGTTGGGTCAGCTAGCGGACCAGCACATGCAATTTTTCAAGGAGGTGGCGGCTTGCCAGCTTGTTCTCAAGGGAATGCCGCTTATGGCGGTAATGGCGGAAACTCAATCTATGGCGGCGGCGGTAGAGCAAGTACCATAAACTCACAAGGCGCTGGTGAAAGTGGTGGGGTTGGCGCGGGTGGTGGTGGTGGTTATAGCGCCTCTGCTCACTCGGGCGCAGCGGGTGGCCAAGGGGCTGTTATTGTTGAATGGGTGCTGTAATAATTAGTCATATAAAGGAGACTGCTTCATGCGGGCAGCAATTATAGATTCGAGTACAAATACTGTCGTTAACATCATAGAATATGATGCGGAATCAGATTGGGTGCCACCAGATGGCCATGCCATTCACACGGACTCGTCAGCAGAAATAGGGATGAAATGGAACGGAAAATCGTTCGACGTTCCAGCTGTTTCTATGGCAGACAAGAAAGCAGCACTGCAAAGCGCTGCATATAGTGAACTTGTGCAAAGCGATAGCGTAGTTTTACGCTGCATTAGCGCTGGAATTTCTGTGCCGTCTTCATGGAAATTATATAGAAATACACTACGTGAATTATCAAATGGCGTAGGCTCAAAGCTCCCTCAACGCCCAGATTATCCAGAAGGAACTTAAAGGACATGGAACAATTACTTAATAGTATTCAATCTTTTAGCTGGTTATTTGAGCTATTATTTGTTATTTTTACTGGATTAGTAACCTATATTATGAATAGCTTATCAACTAGGATATCTGCTTTAGAGGAAGATAAAGAACGTTTAATACAAGAAAAATTAGATAAAGTAGATTATCATCGTGATAAAGCTGCTACTGATAATGTGCTAAAAGAAATGCGCGATGATATACGTGTTCTTGGTAATAATATTACTAATCTACCACATAAAATTGTAGAATTATTTAGTCATTTAAAACAATAGGTTAATTATGGTTAGAGATTATAATTTTAAACCTACTGCTAAAATATGTAGACATTGTGGTACGGATTTTATAGGTCATAGCAATAAATTATACTGTTCTACAAGCTGTTGTGGTAAAGTTAATGACGCAAAACGTAGACGGCAGTTTGCTCAAACATCTAATTTAGAGTTTTTCTTAAAAGAAAAACTTTCATTGGCTAGTAATAGGGGTAAACACGCTGTAAATATAAACTTTAATTATTTACAATATCTATGGAATAAACAAGAAGGATTATGTGCTTTAACTAAAATACCTATGACATATATTAAAGGCAGTGGGCAAATACCTACAAATGTATCTATGGATAGAATTGACTCTAATAAACCGTATGAAATAGGTAATGTTCAATTAGTATGTGCTCAAGTTAATTTTATGAAACATCAACTTAATTTAGAGCAACTTAAGTTTTGGTGTGGGAGAATTTTAAATGGCTAAAAAACGTAACTATCGTTTGGAATATGATAATTATCAAGGCAAAGAAGAACAAATTAAACGTCGAGATTCTCGTAATGCAGCTCGTGCAGCAATGGAAAAAGCTGGTAAAGTGCATAAAGGAGATGGTAAAGATGTAATTCATAAATCTGGTAATCCAACTAATAATGCTAAGTCTAATCTTGGTGTGCAAGATAAGAGTAAAAATCGTTCTTACCCTCGCACCGCTAGTGCTAAAAAGAAAAATCCACGTGATTAAATATTACTTGACAAATTAATATATATATGTTAAAATATATAAAAAGATAAGAATTTATGACTGGTACAAATTTAGTAAATTATACGGCTAATCAAGTGAGTAATCCGGAGTTAACTCCTAGTACTACTTTTAGCCCAACACTTAACGCAACGGATGACCATACCTTAGCTGCTACTGGTCAGTTGATGAGTACTCCAAATAATCAAATTGGTTTACAGACTCCTGTAGCTAATCCAACTTCTATTGTGACCCCTACAATAACTGCTGCAAAAGGTACTGCAACTCAAGTAGATTCTGCACCTATTGCTGCACAAGTTAATCCTACTGCTGCAACATATCAAGCTAAAACAATAAGCGATCAAACTCCTCAAGCTACTGCGGAACAAGGTACTGTAAATCAAAATTCATTAGTTCAAGAGCAGTTAAAAAAACTATATACTGAATCTCAACCTGGAATGATACCGGAATGGGCTAGAGGTGCAGTAATACAAGCCAATGAACAAATGGCTTCTCGTGGAATGGGCAATTCTACCATAGGTATTGCTGCTACTGCTGCTGCTATTCAAGCTTCAGCTTTACCTATTGCTGCACAAGATGCTTCTACATATTTTCAAATGGATCTAAAGAATCTTGATAATAGACAACAAACTTCATTAGCTAATCTTCAAGTAAGACAGCAATCACTACTATCCGACCAAGCTGTGACTAATGCAGCAAATCAATTTAATGCGTCAAGTCAATCTCAGACTCAACAATTTGTAGCAACATTAATGAGCAGTATTCAGCAACAAAATGCTGATCGCTTAACTGCTATGAGTCAATTTAACACAGGTCAAGAAAATCAAGTTGCTTCAGCTAATGCAACTAATAGCATTAATACACAAGAATTTACTGCTACTCAAAAAGCAGCAGCAGATCAATTTAATGCACAAATGTCATATGCCAGAGATCAATTTAATGCTCAAGCAGCTTTTGCTGTCGAACAATCTAATGTTACATGGAGACGTAGTTTAAATACAGCTAATACAGCAGCAATTAACGCAGCTAACCAAATTAATACTCAAAATAGATTTAATATGTCTCAAACTGCACAGAACAATCTTTGGCAACAATGGCGTGATGAAGCTGCCTGGTCATTTCAAGCATCTGAATCGGCTAAAAATAGACAATATAACATTGTAATGGCAGCTAATGGTAGACCGACTAATACAAGCTTTAATTCTGCTCAAGCAGTAGGCTCTTTTGTATCTGCATTATTATTTTAAGGTAAGCTATGACTGATTTTTTTGGCGGCATTTTAGATGAACTTCAAGGTTATGCTAATGATGTTAGTGGGTTTTTTGATACTAGTTTAAAACAAGCTGGTGCTAAAGCATGGCAAGGCGGTATGACTAACTATAATCAAGTGGCAAATGCCAAAGATCGTATGATGTCAGTAGATCACTCTGATGCTACTGCTGGTAAAACTAAAGCTATTGAATCAGAAAGTTATGATACTGCTGAAGCTAAATGGCTACAACGTATGAAAACATTTGCTAATTTAGACACTGGTACTAGCGTTAAACTTGGTAAATAACTATATTAGGTATATAAATGCCCATTAATCCAAATTCAGTATTCGATGCGCCAGTTCCAGGACAATCGTTAACTTTAGAAAAAGGCTCTACTAGATTTGAGCACCCACCTCAATATACTAATATTGATGATGCACTAGAGTTTCTTCTTGAAAAAATGTCCTCTAAAAAACAGGTAGTACGTCTTGTACTTATGCTTAAAGATGGTAATACTGTAGAGTTTATTGCTCGTTCAATATTATTTCAAGGATTTACTACTGGTAAGTGGACTCCAGATATGGCGCTATTAATGCTCCGTATTGTTATGGCTATGATTATAGCTATTGCCTCTAATGCGGGCGTTAAAAATCCAAAAATATTAAATGTAGATAAAAGTCAAAATGATTTCTTAGATCAGTTTGTTGGTAAAGGTGATACCAACTCTGCCGATACAACTGAAGAAGCTCCTATCAATACTCCGTCGCTCCCTAAACTTAATGGTATACTTGGAGGTTTACAATAATGGCTGGAATCCTAGAAGGTTTTGCACAAGGGTTCTTTAATACCTCTGCTAGCACAATTCTCAAACAAAAAGCTGATCAAGAAGAGATTGATAACGCTCGTAAAAGAGCTATTGCGTTAATTGATCCTACTGTTGAAGTTAAAAGACGTGAAAATGAACTTCAACTAGAGCAAGATAAACAAAAACAAAAAAATAATTTTGAAGGTATTAAAAACTACCTTAATCCCAGTACACCAACTTTACAGGATGCACCAACTGGTACTCAAGATGTAGCTACTAAAGGGTTTACTTCAACTAATTCTCCTGTTACAAATTCTATAGAAACAGTATTTGCTGACTTACAAAAGTATACTGAAGCTAAGGCTAAAGCAGAAGCTGCTGGTAATAAACAAGCCGCAGATTATTTAGGTACATTAGCAGATGGTAAAAAGCAACAGTTAGATTATCTTAAAACACAAAATACCACAGGAAATAAGCCTGTAGTAGGGTCTGAAGGTGTCAATATTGTTGAAGGTATACAAAAAAAACTTGACTCAGATTTAAAAAATCCTGGCGCTATATCCGAGTATTTTCCTGATAATTTAAATATATTAGTAAATAATCCAACAGCAAAACCTATACATGAAAAATTAGCTATACAACATCAAGAATTAGCTCAAGCAGTTGCCTCTGTTAAACGAGATAATATGGATACAAGTATACCAGAAGTTGCTAGTAAAATTCAAGATGAGACTAGTTCTGTTATTAAAAATTTAAATATAATTAATTTAACAGATAAGCGTATCACTCCAGAGATGAAAAAACAAGCAGCAATTGATATTGACAGTTATATGTCAACTTTACCAATTAAAGTAGCTGCTGATCCTAATTTTAAAGCTGTATTTACATCTAATGTTAGTAAAAAAATAGAATCATATTTACATCCTACTGAAACTCAGTCTACACCAACAGCTGCTCCTATTAAACATATGGATTTAAGTTCACCAGAAGCATTGAAAATTAGGGCTGACTTTAAGTCTGGTAAAATAGATAAGGCTACAGCACAAAGATTGTTACGTCAAGGAAATTAATGAATAATACTGATGTTGATTTAGACGCATGGCTTGATGCTGATACCTCTAAGCCAACTACACCCACTCCGCAATCTTCAGAACAGGATGTGGATCAATTTCTTATGTCTGAAGATAAGCCTACTCAAACTGTGGAGCAATTTCTAACATCTGAAGACAAACCTACTGGTATCATGAGCAAAATTAAAGCTGGTGCTAGTGCTATAGGTAATACTTTTGTTGATGGCATTAAACAAATAGGTAAAGACACTATTGATATACGTAATAAGTATTCAAAAATGACGTCTGACGCTATGAATACTGATTTTACACCTTCAGGTAGCCCGTTACTTGATGTAAGTAATAAAGTTAGGGCAGGTCTAGGTGTTGTTGGTGGCACTTTAGGACAAGTTCAAGCCCCATTGGAAACAGTAGTACGACAAATTTACCGACCTATAGTTAATAATACTATGGGTGATTTGACACAAGAAGATAAAGATAAGCTGGTAGACCAAGGTGGTGAGCTTCTCACCGCGGGGTTAACTATGCTTCCTATAGGTGAAACTGGTAATGCAGCTAAATTAGCTACTAAACCTGCTCAAGTAGCTGAAGAAGTAGCCCCTAAAACTGGTATAAACGCAGCTAAACAGCCTATATTTGATTCAGAATTAGAAGCTAAACATAATGCTTTTCTTGATTCAGAAACTCTTAAAACTAAAAATGAAGCATTAGCTCAGGTAGATATAGGAGCTAAAAATCCATTTACAATGACTGCTGAACAGCAAGAAGCTGCCTTAGCCGCTAAACCTGCTATTCGTACTGTAGATGAAGTACAAGCAGAGATTAATCAAGTAGCTAAAGATACTGCTGCTCCAGGTGCCAAAGAACGCTTAGCTCAACTTCAACAAGAAAAATCTGATATACTTGACCCAAGTGCTGCTGCGAAACGTGAACGTGATTTAGTTAAAGCTAGCGGTGGTGCTAAAGTAAATGATGTTCAATTTGAAACTAATATAGCATGGCCTGTGCGTAACGCGTTAGATGCAGGGGCTAGCGTAGAAGAGGTAACTCAACGGCTAGAAACTCATTTACCTCAAAATATAGCAAATGCAGACCATAGAGCCGAATTAATACAGCGAGCCATACCAGAAGCGTATAAAGAAGCTGATGATTTTGCTAAAGAAGTAAGTGATGCTACTGGGCATAGCCCTGAAACCACTCGTGCTGTAATGGATGTTAGCACACCTGATGATGGCTCTATATTAACTCCTTCAGCTATTGAGCACGAACCTATTACTCTTGAAGGCCAAATTCGTAGTAAGTTAGCTGATGCAACTAATATGCTATCTTTGGTAGCTAAACAGTTTGCAGATAGAATGGGCATTGAAACTGGTACTCGTTCATTACGTGAGTATAGTGATTGGACTTGGGCTAGAAACCTCAGTCAACGTGGTAACGTATGGTGGAAATCCATTGTAGGTAATCCTAATGGGCAAGATGTAGGTATACTCTGGAATGAAGGCACTGGTTCTAAGCTAGTGGCTGATACTTCTATTGATAATTTCAATGCTTCTATGGTAAAAGCCCGTCAAATGGGGTTAGACGCAGATGAAATGCGTGAAATTATGCATACGTATAACGCGTATGATGACTACGCTAATATAGATAGAATAACTGCTCAGGCTAAAGAACAACTAGCTATACCTACTATCACAGCAGATGACAAAGCCTACTGGAATGGTGTACTCAAAGAAATGGAAGATAAATCATCTTTCATGACCCGTGAAGAAGTTGCTGCAAATATAGCCAAATACACTAATAATGGTGATAATAGGATTGGCCCTGCTGCCCAATATTTCTTAAATAATAAAAATGCCATTAACGGCAAATTATTAAATGCACTTGTTAATTCAGGTAAAATATCTCAAACTGAAGCTGATGCAATACGTGCTGCTCACCCTAACTACACTCCTGCTTGGCGTGAAGTTGATGATTTTACTTATGCTAATGTTGAAGTTCATAATTCAGGCGGTGTAACTGAGCCATTTAAATTCCGTAAAATTAGTAGCACAGGTGAATTAAAAGACCCACTAGTAACTACTACCCAAAATATTGTTAATACTATACGTAAAGTTGAACAAACTCAGTACCGTACTGGTACTCTTATGAGTGTTTTAAGTAAAGCTACTGATGCTGATTTTCAAGTATTATTCAGAGAAAAAAAAGCAGATGTAATGAAAGCTATTGAGGAAATTAACAATGGTGGCAAACGACGTTGGGCTGCTTCTGATATTACTCCACTTGTTGAGGATCGTGTTCAGAAGGTAGGAAATATTGTATTTGACATTAACGGCGGTAAACTCCAACTTACCATAACTGACCCCCAAGTATTCCAAGAGTTCTCACAATCTCGTATGTGGGAAGGGACTACTTCTGCTTATGAAAAGCTAGTACAATTTACTAACTTTAAACGTAACTTCATTGTACTTAACCCTGAGTTCTCTATGCGGAATTTCCAGCGTGAGACAATGGATGCTATGGTATCAGCTAAAACTAGCTTTTGGCAAAAGTTAAAATATCCTGCATCTAACGTAAAGAACCTATTTGCCAAAGAGTTAAACCCTGAATTATACGATAATATAACTAACAACATTGGTTATGGCTCTGATAGAGGTAAAAATTTAACAGGTAAATCCGAACGTAACACCATAATACCATATAATAAAACTCTTGGTTGGCATTTACCTAGCATTGTTAAGTCGGATCTTATTGATGTAAGTATGCCTACTTTTGAAGGCAATACTGTAACTAAAAAAGTACGTGAGGATGGTTTAGGTAAATTAACAAAAGATGTAGCTGAAGGAACGTATAAAGAAAGTGCGTCATCGCATATAAAACATGGTTTAGAAGGATTTGCTAATAGATTTGATATGGCTCCACGAGTCACATTATATGACTGGATGATGAAAGATGGCTTAGCTCAAGGTTATACTGAAGAACAGGCGCATGAAGCAGCTATATTTGCTGCTCGTAACTTAGGTGTTAACTTCACTCAACGTGGTTCACAAGTACAATTTGATAAAGTACTTCGTGTAGTGCCATTTGCTCGGTCATTTATCAACTCTACAGATAGAATGGTGCAGCTAGCTAGCTATGAGCCATTCCGTTTATCGCGTAATGTAATGATGCTATACGGTGCTTATGCCACTGTAGGCCAATATAATAGACAGTTTACTGATACTGATGGTGTACCTTACATTGATAAACTAGACCCAAATATTAAAAAAGACATTGTACCCATTTATTACCCAGGTTCTAAAAGTGTAAACGACTATGTACCACTTCGTTTAGGTTGGGTGTATGGTCGTGCATTACCTAAAATTGAGACTACCATGTCTTATTTAATGCAAGAAATTGGTAGTAGAGTACATGAAGGTATAAGTAATGATATACCTAAAATACTTGATGGTAATGAGGAAACAAAGAAACTTAATCCAAAAGATGTATTAGCTGCATGGATGGATTATGTTACTGGAATTGCTCAGCCTTCTTCAGTATTACCTCCAATTGCGTCAGATGCTATGGCACTTGCAACTAATACTGATTTTCAAGGTAAGCCTATTATACCTGAGTATCTCAAGGATTCTTCATCATGGGCACAATATAATGATACTACTCCAACTGTATTAGTTGATTTTAGTTTTAACTTAGATAAACATGGAATAAATCTAAGTCCTGCTGTATCACAATATCTACTTAATTCAATGTTCTCAAGTGCTTCCACGTACACATTAGCTGCTGCTGATATGGTATATGGTGCGGTTACTGGAACTGAAGCCCCACGTATTGAGAATCGTTCTATTCCATTTGCGAGCATAGTAACTGGCAATACTTCTGATGTACCTCGTGAAGGTATTGAAACTCAATTTAGTAATATGGGTAAATATCTTAAAAGTATTGACGCAGAACATACAGCTATCATTAACCGTACTGCTATTGATGCCAACGCTTACAACGACTTAAGCCAGTTTGAAATTGATAATGCACCAGAATTAGCCTATTATGAGGACTGGAAAGCTATCAGTAAAGCTACTGTACCTAATAGAAAAAGCTCTTTATTAGTTGCTAAAGCCCCTAAAGATCAATTACAGGGTACGCAAACACCTGAAACTGAACTATTAGGTGATCCCGAAAAACGTAAAGCCATGAATCAATACCGGATGAATAACATTGATATGATGCGTTCATTCATTGAAAAAGTCAAACTAGACCCTAATTCAGATAATTTATGGTACGAGCGTCAAACTCGTAGTGGTTTAACTAAAATTGTTGAAGATATTGTACCAGATAAAAAGGTTGACAATGATGTAAATTCCATGTATAATGGCGATAAAAAGGCGCCAATGGATAGTCATACTGTAACAGTTGTAGAGCCTATGGCTCAAACATTTTTTCAAAAGGTAGCTACTGATAATAGTAATAAACCCCAGGAAAAAGAGGGGTTTTTTAAAAAGATACTACCTAATATTAATCAAGGAATGGATAATATGTATAAAGATAAAGTGTTTGCTCGTACCCTTAAATTAGAGGGTGGGTTTGTTAATGATTCTTCTGATAAAGGTGGTGCCACTAATCATGGTATTACACTTAATACTCTTAAACTAGTTAATCCAGATGCAACAATTAATGATATTAAAAACCTCACCAAAGAAGATGCCATTTCTATATTTGATAAATTATATTGGATTGATGGTAAAGTAGATGAAATGCCTCGTACAATACAAGATCTTGTATTTGATGGTAATATCAATCATGGCATACCAGGAATGTCTAAAGTTATTCAGCGTGCACTTAATGATTTAGGTGAAAAAATACCTGTTGATGGTCATATCGGAACTGGTACGTTAAACGCTATTCATCGTATACCAGAAGATATTTTACGCACCGCTATAATCAAACGTCGTGAATCATTATATAGTACAATAATCAAAAATGATCCCAGTCAAAGTAAATTTAAAAAAGGTTGGATGATGCGACTTAGTTCAATATCCCCAATGCCAACAGATACATCTGATGTCTAAGATTAATAAATACGTCAAGGATGCTTTTACTGAAAAGAATGGGAAAAGTATATGTCCTGTACGTGTATTATTTATACTTGGTGCAATATTATATATAGCACTTACGTTACGTGATTCTTATTTAAGTCCAGATGCTATCTTCTTAACTCATGCTAATGACTGGATATCAGGCTTTGGTCAGTACATAGGTTTTGGAGGTAGCGCTGTAGCTGCTAAAAATTTTACGGAGAGTGGTAATGATTCTTAGTTTACAATCTAAGCTAATAGGACTTGCTGTATACACTGCATTTACAATTTTAATGACTATACATGTGCATAATAAGTTCTTAGATGCTGAGGAGTTAGCTACTAGAACTAGTCAACTAGACCAGGCTCAAAAAGCTCCTGCTGCGATAATAAAATTTCAACAAGATTTAGGTAATACAAATGCCAAAAAAGATACTTGCTTTAACACTGATATCCCTGCTGACGCTCTCCGGTTGCTCAAGTAAAATTATATCTACTTGTCCAGCTAGAGAGCCTTTTATAGGAAGGACTAATGGTGATTTAGTAAGTTATACAGGTAGCTTGATGCGTCTGTATGATTCGTGTAGTAATACTAACCAAACTAATAAGGATACTAACTAATGGCTAAGAAACCAGCTAAATTTAATTACAAAATGTTTGAAAAAAGTGCTGCTGATAAAAAGGCAGACAAGAAAATGCCTGGAATGAAAGAAGGCAGCAAAAAAGAAGTTAAAATGGATAAGAGTATGGCAAAGTCCATGAAAGCACCAAAAAAGACCAAGTAGATTTTGGGCAATAAAAAAACCCCCAAAGGTTTTTACACCTAAGGGGGCTCCCCGCTACGCAGAGATAAGGTAATATATTATGGCAAAGAAAACTCCAGCATGGACACGTAAAGAAGGCAAGAACCCAGAAGGCGGCTTAAATGCTAAAGGACGTGCCTCTTATAATAAATCTACTGGAGGCAATTTAAAGGCTCCTGTATCAAAAGAAGAAGCTTCTAAATCACCTAAATCTGCTGCTAGACGTAAATCGTTTTGTGCCAGAATGGAGGGCATGAAAAAGCAAAATACGTCTAGTAAAACAGCAAATAACCCTAACTCACGTATTAATAAATCTTTACGCAAGTGGGATTGTTAATCTTTACTTTCCACTACGAACACTGGACAACCTAGTTGGTCTAAATAGAAATACCCTTCATAGTCCTCTTCATTTATGGTACTTGAGATTAAATTCTTAAGTACCATTTTTTTTAAGCTATGTTCAGTTAATTCTATTTTTAATTTAATCGCCATTGGTTAAATCCTTTAAATCTGGTGGTGCATAATTAGGGCCTTTAAGAATTTTACCATCTTCACGACGAATAGGTTTTTTATTGTCATCTAACTTGCTCATATTAGATTTATGAACTCGTCTGTATGCCTCTAATAAATCCCACTTGCGTAATTCAGCATAAGCTAAAATAGCTACTAATAAGGAGGTAATGGCATATACACTAATATCACCAGTGACAACATCAACAACAAAGTCAGTAATACTGTCATCAGGGTGCGTTCCTTTAGGTATTGCTCGGCCTTCACTCAACTCTGTTAAACTATAACCTAATTGATATGCCAGACCAGCAGTAACATATAATAAGTCAGTTAATTCTTTTAACTCATCATAGTCTTTAGCTTCTGGGCTATAAAACTCTTCAATCCATTCTTCATGCTCTTCATCTACTAATGTAACATATAAGTCCTGTGTGGCCTCATTAGTCGGTATAGCAAAGCAATCATGAAATTCGTTTTGTGACTCCATGATGCTATCAATACCAGTAATAAGCACAGTCTTAGGCTCTTCTTTATTACTTATGAGATACAAACCCATTTTCTTTTCTTTCTTGTGAATCAATATAGTGTGCAAATACCCAGTTACAGATAGCATGAGCTAAATGTGGAAGGCCAGATTCAGGGTCAAATTTTTCACCTGATTTCCAGCTTTCCTCATGTCTACGCCCTGCATCATAGTATCTAGTAGGGTCTTCACAGAGTTTCCAGTTGTCCATGCCATACTTATTAGCACCAAACATCATGACTCTAATTACATCCTCTAACACAGAATTAGGGAATACGCTGTACTTAATTTTTCCGGCATCAAACTTTGTGAACCCTGTTTCAGCATTCATTAGCATATTTCCATATTTTACTTCATCAGGTTTCATCTAACCTCCTACAGACAGAAACTATCTAAACGAGCTAATGCGTCTTGAGCTTGTTGTTCAGTAGCAAACTTAAGAATAGCGTTGCCAGCACCATCATATGATACTTGAATAGAGTCTAACCCATTCATGGCATAAGTACGAATCTTATCAAGATTAATGCGAAGACCTTTTACTTGCTGTGTATCAAATACAATAAATGTACCTACATATGCTGTAATTTTAGGTTGTGCTGTGTCAATACGACTATTGCTAAACATCTCTTCTTTAAAATCCATTGCGGGCTTAAACATTTCTTCTTTAAAATCCATTGTTGTTTTTTCCATTATGCTACTTTCTTAACTGGTTGATTGGTTAATATAATTCCGTCTTCGCCTACATCACCTTCTTCAATTAGAGTAATTCTATCTCCTCTATCAAAGATAACGTAATTACCGCTAATTATATCAAAACATTGACATAATGTCAAGATATTTTGTACATCAAAATCACTACAAGAGTATAAATCAAAGTCAAATTTAGCTGGATGGTCAGCATCCCATGTATGTAGGGCTGTATGACTTGTTTCTAATATACCTGTACCAGTAGCACCTTGATTACCTAAAGTGTCACAGTAATAGCCCTGAGGGTTCTTGGCAATGGTATCAGCACGAGCAATAGTCATATTGACACGTTTAATAAGGAAAGCCAGAAAGAACTCTACTTCTTCGCCATCACGAGGAGGCTTAGCTACTTTAAGATTAATTAGCACATGTTTATGTATCAAGCTCATTTATAACCTTTCTTATTCTTTTATATTTCTTTTTGTTAGGTATTACTTTAGGCACAAGCGTAGTTACTACTTTAGCAATAGGGTTTCTATTCTTAAGTACTCTTCGCTTGCGTTTTTTCGACATATGGTACATCTCGCCATTCTACGTGTTCTTTTACTTCACACCCGTCTAAAGGCTCATAATAAACCCATTTTTGTTGTAGGGCTTTAACAGACCCATATTTACTAATTACTAACCAACGTAATTCAGGAGTAGCTTGATACGTATCCATTATTTGTCCTCGTTAAAATAGGTTTCATATCCTTGTCTGCACTCCATATATTCACTCATTGTCAGCTCCCATTCAGTATAATGATTGAAATCTTTATATGTAGTGAATCTATATCTATTCCCCAATACGCCATGTTGAGCCAAATTAGCGCCAATAAGTTTGAAATTAGCCATTATTTATCCTCTTTAGCTATACGAACTGTATACCAACCTTTATGAGTTTTGCAGAACATACGCTGTAATAATGTCAACTTATTAGCTACAGTTCCACGTTTTTCTTGTGTATTACCTTTGGCACCACAGACAGGGCAAACACGCTCTTCACCTTTTTTGCGAAATAAGTTACGGTTAATCTTAGATTCAGTATAGTTCTTCATAATGTTCCATACTGCTTCTAGTACATCAACATCATTCAGATTATATAGGGCCATTTTCTTAACAGCAGCTTTACGTTCTGCTATAGTACCTTCTTCAATAGCAATCCAATCAGCCATACCCATTTCGTGCTTACCTTCAAGGCCAAGCTTTTTAGCTAGATAGTCTAACTTATTAGAATTTAACAAGAAATACTTTTTAGCTAATTTATAAGTATCAATAGTTGGTACTATAGGAAGAGGAGGTAAACCATTAAGTAATAGTCTACCTGCCACAAATTTAACATCAAACCCATCACCATAATGAGCAATAGCATAATCTGCTTGTTCCCAAATAGGTAAAAAAGCTTCTAATAGACTTTTATCAGAACTAGGATTTTTGGAATACTCAGGAAAATCGGCTATAGATATGACTTTGCCCTTCTTATCTCCTAACCATTTATAGGCTATAGAAATAATATGACGTTCCCTGAATATTTGATTTGGGTTTAAAATCTCTTTAAACAACTGGAAGAAATATCCTTTGTTTAAGCTAGATTCTATATCCCACACTAGAATACGTGGCTCTTTAGTCATCTACTTACCTTTAAGTAAAGTTAAAAAATAGTCTAGGCCAACCACTGCTAAAGGTTGAGTGCGATTGCGTTTAATAATTAATACAGGATTCAGTTTATCTGAGTTAGCTTTAGCTTGTTCAAATGAAGCCCATACGTTAACAGATTCTTGATTTTTGCATTCTACAGCAATAGGAGCTAACTTCTTAGCTACTGGTGATAACATTACATCAGTGCCTTGGCTACCCATAGCTCTATTTTGAACGTCATCAGGCTCAAGCTGAGGGAATGTTTCCAATAACTTCTTGACCACCAATTGCTGTAGTAGTCTGCCTTTTGCCTTAGCTGAGGATGTTTTCATTATTTCTTTTTCTTTACTTTAGATTTTTTCTTATCTGCTGCGACAAAGTCTTTACCTACTTTTTGAGGTATGCCAACTTTCTTAGCAAAATCAGCATTTGCTGCTACAGCATCCATTAGGTGTTTTTGTTTATCACTTTTACTCGGCATTAATTTGTCCTTCTTGCATAATTGTAGTCACAATATCTGAAATTTGTTTAGCCATTAACTCCGCTGTAGTCCATTCCTCTATATTTTCAGAAACAGGTTGGTTAGATATAAATTTTACATTGACAGTGTTATCATCTTTATCTTCAAATATAATATGTACAATTGACATTAGCTAGCCCACTTAATTTGCCCCACAGTAGGGGCTTTTTCATATTCAGTTACGCGAGTCTCAAAGAAGTTGGCGTGTTCTACAGCGTTAAGCATTTCCTCTAACCAAGGCAAAGGATTCTTCTTAACACCAAATATAGGCTTAAGACTTAGTTGACGTAGTCTACGATCAGCAATATAACGTACATACTGCTTAACTTCATCCTTAGTCAAACCTTCTACATCACCTTGTTCAAAGGCTAAATCAACAAAGGCATCCTCTAGCTCAACCATTTGATTACAGGCTGTGTAAAGTTTACCACGAAACTCATCAGTCCAAATAACATAGTTTTCACTTACATAAGTACTAAACAGTTCCAACATGTATTTGGTGTGTACAGATTCATCAAGGATACTCCAAGTAACAATCTGTCCCATGCCTTTCATCTTACCAAAACGAGTAAAATTCAATAGGATAGCAAACGAAGAGAATAACTGTAGTCCTTCTCCAAAACCTGAGTAAATGGCTAGTGCTCTTGCAACATCTTCGGGAGAACTATGACTAATGCTTTCAAAAAAGTTATGCTTGTCAGACATTTGCTTATACTTGGCAAATGCTTGATATTCAACTTCAGGCATACCAACGGTATCCAATAGTAAGCTATAAGCATCCACATGCACAGCCTCCATTGAAGCAAAAGTTGATAACATCATAGCTACTTCAGGATTGCCCTTAAAAATAGGAATGAAATGAGTTAAATAGCCTTGCGCCACATCAACATCAGCCTGAGTAAAAAACCGAAAAATCTGAGTTAGCAAATTCTTTTCAGAATCATTTAACTTGTTCTTCCAATCAGCTACATCTTCATGTAGTGGTACTTCTTCAGGAATCCAGTGCATCTTAGCCTGAGTCTTATAGCCCTCATATGCGAAGGGATATTTGAATGGCTTATAGTTAGTTCTGCGTGTTGTTAAGCTCATTTATGCTACTACTTTCTTAGAGTGAATATGTACTTCCCAAGCGTTAAATAATCTACGCATAACGTATGAACGCATAATGCTAATTACTGTAAAGATAGCTGCAATCAACATATTCTCGTGTACTGATACATACATATCAAACATAGGGAATATAACTCGTTGTGCTGTAATGTTAATTACAAGACCTACTGCTGTATTAACAATAGTCTCAATCATACTTCGTTTCTTAGTTTGCATTATTTAACCTCTTTGCTAATTGGTATGCGTCAATACCTAGCTTATCTAAAATTGTATCACGAACTTTATATAATAACAAATCTAAAGCTAATAAGTTATCTTTATTTGTTAAATCAATCCGCATAGTATTTTCTATACTTACTTTAATTTCGCCTTCTATACTAGTAGCAGTAAGTACAAACGTAAACTCATTAGCTTGCATGTCTAGCCCTCGCATCCCACTTTTTTAGTTTGCATTTTTAATTACCCATTCTTTAGCAAGTTCTTTAGTTTCAAAAACTCCGGCAACAGCTATAAAACCTGTATTTGTGGGTTTAACTACTATACAATTATTTTCACTTCCACAACAACCAATTACGTTTAGAATTGAATTACTATCCCTCGCACCCCACACAATCAATCTCCATACCATTAGGTAATACAGTCTTAAACTTAGTCTGTACAAATTGTTCTTGTTTAGCTTCCTTAATAGTCTTACGATCAAATTTAAGGCCAATATCTTCGATCCTATTTGATTTCATAGAACGAGAATAATATAAAGTCTTTAATCCTTTTTTCCAAGCATCTAAGTGTAGCACATGTACATCATTGATGTCAACAGGATTTTTAAAGAAAAGATTAACGCTTTGAGCTTGGTCAATATACTTTTGACGATCAGCAGCATGTTTAATAATCCAGCTTTGGTCAATTTCAAAAGCAGTCTTAAAGACGTTTTTCTCTTCGTCTGTCAAGCACTTAAGGGATTGTACTGAACCTTGATGCTGAAGTACTTGTGACCATACACCAGCTTTTTCATGCACAGATAAACCCTTAGAATCAAGTAGCGCCTCTAGGTATTTATTCTTATGAATGTTGGTACCATTCTCTGTTTTTTGACTGTAGGCATTGCCATTGAAAGGCTCAATAGATGCACTAGTATTACCACATATAATAGAACTAGAAGCATTTGGAGCAATAGCTAATAGGTGCATATTACGACGCATGTTAGTCTTAAGGAAAGTTAACCCTTGACGCTGCATAATCTTGGCTGCTTCCAAATAGTCTGGAGCAACACCCTTAACACGGGCAATATCATAGCTAGCCATCTGAGCAGAAGCCTTAATAGCACTGAAGATACGGTCGTTAATGATTTTAGCTGCACCTGACTCAAACGGAATCATCTTACTCTGAAGATAGGCGTGAAAGCCCATAGCCCCTAAACCAAGGCTACGTTCACGTTGAGCAGAATTACGTGCTTTCCAAATAAAGTTAGCATCCTCTGTCTTCATATTAGGCATTTCAATAAACGCGTCTAATACATTATCAAGCATACGAATCAAATCAGAGATAAACTGTTCGTTATGCTCCCATTCGTCGTATTTTTCAATGTTAACTGAGGATAGACAGCACACTGCTGTGCGATCTTCTGACGTTGGTAATACTATTTCAGAACATAAGTTAGAACCATGAATTTTTAATCCTAGGATCTTTTGAGCCAAAGGTAAAGCTGCATTACTAGTATCAACAAAATGAATATATGGTTCACCAGTCTGAATACGAGTTTCAAGTATACTTTGCCATAGTTCTTTAGCTGATACTACTTGTTTAACTTCACCAGTGTGAGGATCTTTAAGCTCCCATGAATCATTGAAATTAAGGATAGTAGTTGCTTTTTCAACAAGTTGCATAAAGTTATTAGTGATATTTACACCATGATGTAAATTAAGGCACTTACGATTGACATCTCCTCCAGTAGGCTTACGAATATTAATAAATTCCACAATCTCTGGATGTGAAATATCTAAATATGCAGCGTAAGCAGCACGACGAGTACCGCCTTGACGGAAAGCCATAGTATTGGAGTCCACACTTTTAAGGAATGGAACCATACCAGTAGACTCTCCACCAGACGAGGTCTTAGTACCAGAGGTACGTAAATCCCCCCAGTACCCGCCTAATCCACCTCCGCAACTAGCTAGAGTATTGTTCTCTGAGTAGTGATCGTTGATGGCTGCTCTGCTATCTGCGACATAATTCAAAAAGCATGATATAGGTAGGCCACGCTTACTGCCGCCATTAGCTAATACAGGTGTAGCGTACATAAACCAGAGCTTGCTAACGTAATCATACAGACGTTGAGCATGTTCAATGTCATCACTGAAAGCTAATGAAGCTCGTGCAAAAGCATCCTGAGGTGAAGTCTCACCTTCAATCAAATAACGATCTTTTAAGATACTGATAGCGTATGGATCTAACAACTCATCACGTGAGTAATCAATGTCAATTGTTGTCTTAGGTTGTTTCTTCAAGTTCGACATTTGGACTTTCTATATGTGTGTAATGTTTCCAAGGTTTATTTTGTGCTTGACTAGTTAGGCACTCTTTAACTTGTAATTTCGGATGACAAATATACTTATGTGCACAGAACTCACAAGTCTTCTTAAGTATCTTATGACCAGTCTTTTTCTTATTGAATGTCTCTTCGATAACTCCATCACAAGAAGGCATCTCAGCATCTTTGGTAAAGAATAAACGTCTGACTTTGTTCTTAAAATCATTCAAGTATTCCCTAGCTAATTCTTTATAACCTTCTTTAGGAATAGGAACTACTTTAATGCGCCCATCAGACTTATCAATAACAATCCAACCACCAAAATGACACTTATCAGCTATGCTATAACCGAGTGCTTGTCCCACGTACCCAAATGGGTCATCTTCTTTGAGGGTCTCAAGGCTAATGAATTTATTATTATAAGACCAAGGACTAGCTGATTTAACGTCATAAATTTCCCCGTCAATAATACAATCCAATGTGCCATTGACTTTATACTCTTTCTTATCATCTACTGATATATCAAGAGATACTTGTTTCTGGGTTTCTATATCTAAACCGGAAGCTTTCAATAAAAAAAATAGGAATGATTCCCAGATATAACCGTAAGTAGCACGAAGTTTTTGTTGCGGGTCAAACTTAGTAGCGCCATACTTTTGTTCTAGCATTAGAGAACGAAGCGGTCTTCCGATATTACTCATTCGTAATCTGAACGGTTCCTCGCCTCGCTCTAAGAGTAAGCACTCTTTCAATGCTTTTTTGCAATCTTCGCCAAACTCTTCAATGATTGGTTCTAGTTTAATGACATCAACCTTATCAATATTCTCTAGGAATACCTGAATAGCTTGTTCGATTTTGTGCATAATTAATTATCCAAAAGTGGGTTCAGTAGGTTGAGGTGGAGCAATTGTAATTGTTCCTGAAATGTACCTAAATAATATGTCAGATAATTCTATAATACCAGCCTGATTTACTTGTAATGCAAACTGAGGTTGTTTTAACATTTCAGCAGCAGCTAAAACAGAGATAGCTTTTAACATAGGCTCAGTAGCACCCAACAAAATATTAGTGATACTAGGTAAAGCATTATTATTCTCTGATTTTAAATTAATAGTTGGTACTTTTTTTGTTCTATTCATTTGATATCCTTAAATTAAAATGGTAATTCATCATCTAGTTCTACATCATTAATTATAATAGCTTTGCTGGCTGCTTCTGCAAAATTGTTAGCAACGCTAGTATTACGATAGCGCATGTGAGCAGTCATAATAGAGCGGTTAGAATCTGATATATATGCTTGAATTTCTTTATCAAATGCAATAATATCACTGATTCGTAGCTTAGTGGATAAATCAGGGGATACATTGATATCCCAATATACCTTACCCTCTGGTTGAAAGGTCTCAATATCGTAAGCAAACTCGCTAAATGCTTTATCTTTAGGTATAGCTTTAAAGACATTAATCATCTTCATGAGTTTAGAACCACGTACACGGTATAATACTGAATGCCATTCATCGTCACCCATTTGCACTAGACCAAAGATATCAAGATATACATCTGCATTTTCTTTAGTCGAAGCTTTTTCTTCGTCAGAATAGTTACGACCAAATAAACGACCTAAAGCTAAACCACCTTTAGTATCAAAAATTTGCTCTTGAAAATCTTTAAAGTAAATACTTTCACCGGCAAGATTCCATTTCTTAGCAGCATCCTGTTCATACGCAATTAATTTATTCATATACCGAATAGGGCGAAACTTTACAACACCATCAAAATACTTATCAGTACCTGTAATATGCCACGCACCAATAATACGTTTAATACCATTTTCATCTTTTGATGTAGTATTAATAATAAGTTTATTCAATTGATTAGCATTACTTATAGAAGTCTGTTTAATAGAATCTAAATACGCCTGTTCTTCAGGCGTCAATACTACAAGTGCTTTAGACTCTTCTTTTTCAATTTTTTTAGCTTTAGTCATTAAATACTCCAAGTTTATGTCATTTAAAAATTAATGTTATTCATATACTCATCTTGAGCTACAATAGGCAATTCAGGTAAAATTGATGTACCATTTATTGGTGAGCTACCTCTTACCGCCATATTTGTTGTATCCCAATTAAAACCAGCACGTCCACGTAAAGATCGTGTTTGATGACGTAAATCATCAATAAGACGCTTATAATAATTTATGGTATCACGAATATTACTTTGATTAAGTTTAAATTCTTCATTACCAGTAAAATATACTGGAATATTTTTATAACTAGCTTTGCCACTAACTTCATCTGTTATAACTAAATTTCCACCAATACCTCTATAATTTAACTCTTTAAGCATAATTAAATCACGCCATTCAGCTTTAGATACACCAAAAGTTACAATTTTATCTGCTTCTGGAAAAGAATTATATTCAGAGCATAATTCTAGTAAATCATATAATGTAAGATTATTTGTATTAATATAAGGCATTATTTTATTCCTTTCTTATTGAGCAAATTATAGTCTTATTTTATTAATTAGTCAAGTTTAATTTTAGATATTTCTTTTAATAAATTAATGAATACGTCATTACTCATATCTTGTTTAGCATATTTATAACAACTTGTCAACCTCCAATGTAGGTATTAAAGTTTTATCTTAGTTTTATTAAGCAGGTTAGGTCCAGAATCTAAATCAAAATCTAAAGGGACTGGTGTTTCAAAGTTGAATCTTTCTTTAAGTTGCTTAGGTAAATTGCCAAAAGCCTCTTTATATATATTAATCATTATATCTTTTTCCCCAGGGTATACATCTGTTACTATAGAATCATGCACAGTTAAAACTAACAAAGATTTAACCTTATATTGTTTCATTAATCTGCAAATATCAATCATTACTACAGGTAATATATCCCCTGTAGCAAACCCCTGAACTAGATAGTTTTTAATTTGTGTATGAAAACTTACACTACCGTTATGGCGTCTTGCTGCATGAGGAAAATCATAAATACGTCCACTAGGAGATTGTATATATTTTTCATTTACGGCTTTAGTTAACAGCGTATCATGCCAATCACTTATACCAAAATATTTTTTAAAGAAATATGCAATATATGTTTGCTGTGCTGGAGTACCAGAATTTCCCCCAAACAAAGGCCTAAACGTATATTTCTTTGAGTTCTGTCTATCTGTAGGTTCACCAGCTTCTCCTAACCAATTAGAAGTTTGTTGGTGTACATCAATTTCATCAATAATGTCTTTTATAGCATTAGGGCACCCAGATAACGCGGCAGCTACCCTGAACTCTAATTGCTTAAAATCAGCGTTGAGAAGTTCACCACCAACAAAGCGACTAATAAATACTTTTCTAATTGGGAAGGTTGATTCCCGTGGTTGATTCTGCAAGTTTGGTCTAGTAGAACTAAGACGACCAGTGGAAGTAACACATTGATTAAAGTTAGTATGGAGTAACCCATTTTCTCTAACAGCCTTTCTAATCCCTTCAACAAAGGAACTTAAATATGTTGAGATAGCATTATATTCTTTTAGAGACTCAACAAAATCTTTCGCTTGGCCTTTAATACCAGTTGCCAACAAATCGTCAAGAACATCTTTAGAAGAGCTAAAGCCACCATCAGAAGCGTACTCACTGCTAATAGGAGCAATATTAAATCCAGCCAAATCGGTAAGTTGTTCATATATAATGCCTGTACGTTTACATGGATGACATACATTCATTTTCTTACGTGGGTCACCATCTTTTTTAAACAATTGTATATAGCCTTTACCGTCACAATTAGAGCACTGCTTAGCCTGAGTCTTATATACCTTTTCAGTTTGTGCCTTTATAACTCCTTTAAACTCTTCATAAGTCATCTTAGTTACATATTTAGCCTTACGAACTCCATTACGTTCTTCTGTGCCCAGATTAAACGTAGTCTTCCACAAATCCTTATCTTTAACTTTACGAGAGTATAGTACCCATGACATTTGCTCAGGACTACTGAGATTAATTGGTGTATGCCCCATCACATCAGCTACAATGGATTTTAGTTTGGTTTCCAATACTTTATGCTGTTGTTGGAAGTCCTGATCTACAGAGTCTAATGCTTCCATATCAATCTTAATGCCACTGCGTTCAACATCAATAAGCACTGGAAGAAACTCATTCATTAGCTTGATTACAGGCTGAGTGGACTTTACTAGCTTGTCTGTACGTATTTCTTCTCTCTGTGATTTAAACAAAGCCCATGTTGCTTCCACATCAGCCATACCATAAGTAGTAAGGTCATTAACTGGTACTTCATCAACATTTAATCCCTGCTCTCCACAGTATTTTTCTAATATATCTAGCTTCTCAGCTAGTCCAAGCTCTTTAGATAAGTGCTTCAAATTTAACGGTTTCTTAAGTCCGTGAGCTTTAATGTAAGCAAATATCATAGTGTCATACATCAAGCCATCATACTTAAATCCACACTCATACAACCAAGTCATATCAAACTTTAAGTTATGCCCTATAACCATCTTACTACGGTTAAGGATATCTTGGAAAGTATTAAATTTTTCTTGTTTATCTTTTGAGGAT